CTCCGATAAAACGGGGTCTCTCAGACGCGAAACCTCGCGTGGTGCATCTCTGCCCACCGAGCTCCTCATTAAACATGAGGATTACGTTGATTCGAAGACGAAAGTCTCCGGTAAACGTAGTCTCGTTCGGTTTGATCACTATATGACTATGACAGACGGAGTGATCCGTCCTGTCTCCCTGTACAGCGTTCTTGCTGCTCCAGGAGATCCGCTCGTTACCGCAGCTGTAGTCACGGCCATTGAGGCCCAGCTCGTTAACTTGCTCCACGGTACATCTAATACTTCTGGTCTGGATCTCGAAGGCGAGATCCTTTCCAATAAGGAACAGTAATACCGTTGTTGTAGCTAGATGATCGGGGGTATATACCCTCTAGTATCTTGCAACCATATATAGTAATATATATGACTTGCTGATATTCGATATAGTAACGCCAGTTATATAACAGACAATACCATGAAGAATGTAAGCAAGAACAGTGCTATAAGTGCCTATAAAAACATGAAACTCTCTAAAGAGAGTTTCCCAACGGAAATTATGTTTCTCGCGAGAGAAGCATCAGGTCTGAAGGATATGTTTGAAATAGCACGAACGTACGGAGTTATGGAACTCCAAGACTGCACAGTAATTATCGCCATCGAGAAAATCTTGATGGACGAGGCCTTCCCCCACCAGAAATGGTGGGAGGTGGTCTACTGTGTTTGTCTCTTGAATAAGAGCTACAGGATGTCCCCTCAAGGGATACCCTATATCGTAGGACTGCCCGAACCTTTGTCCCATGAATCCATAGTCAAAAACTTCGGATTCCAGGATGGAGTTAAGGCATGGCTACGAAGCAAAGCGATACCAGAAATCAGTCAGCGTTTAAATGCGCTGTTGATCTATGGAAACCGCTACGCAATGTTGCAGTCAGGCAGGTCATAAGATCATGAGTACATATGTTATTACAGTCTACTCACGCCTGATAGCGGACATATGTGAGTTATCGAAGGTGCCGATTGGCGCTCCCGATGACATCGCGTATGATTGGATCCTTATTGAAGGACCCAAGCTAGATAGAGCACTGCTCCATTACATTGAAGGAACGGGCGACCAGCCCGTCTTCCCCGAATGGTTAAATCCATTATGGGAAGTCTTTGTTTCATCATTTGATCCAAAGTACCTTCAGTGGCTAAGGCAGTGTCTTCTATTCTGCTATAAAATCGAGACACAACCAAGTAATGAACAACTCAAGACGGCGCAAGCCGAATTTGAAAATACTGAAGCCGGGGTGGCTGTCTGGGATTCTCACTTCGAGAATCTCGGGCACTGCCCCATGTTTGCTACAGCGCGACAAAGAGTTGGCAAGTGTATATACAAAGCCGACTGGTGTTCTATCTATCCTCAGCATGGTCCTGGTGGGGTTTTCCCTACAAGGTTGCCAAGGCTTAAGGGTAGTTTTGGAACCGTCTACAGATCCATCGAAACCAAATACGGGTACGCTGACTATCTCTGTGCCATCCCCAGTTCTTACTGGGAAGAGTACTTCAGATGTCAGCAAGCCTTAATCAGGTCTCGCGATACTATAGAGTGTCGTCTTGTTGCTGTCCCTAAAGACTCGCGGGGTCCACGCTTAATATGCGTGCATCCAGCTGAGGCTGTATGGATTCAACAAGGATGCCGAAAGGTGTTGGAGAGTTGCATTGAGCATCCAAGGTCTCCTGTTCATGGGAAGATTAACTTCTCAGATCAGGGGGTCAATGGACGTTTAGCGTTACAATCCTCTTCCGATCGGGAGTTTATTACTCTCGATTTGAAGGAAGCATCGGACAGGATTAGTTGTCATTTGGTACGTTACCTATTCGGTAGCTATGCCTATGACTACATCTCCTGTTCACGTGCTTCACATGTTAAGTTACTAGACGAACGCGTCATAGAGTTACGGAAATGGGCTCCCATGGGGAACGCACTAACGTTTCCAGTACAGAGTCTAGTGTTCCAGAGCCTG